GTATTGTGGGTAATGGTGGTATTGCTCTTAAAGGTGCAGATGGTCGTATAGATGCTTCTGCAAATGGTGGTGCTTCTGCTTTATTTGATAGACGTACTAATGATGGCGATATAGTTGGTTTCTACAAAGACGGCTCTGCTGTAGGAAGTATTGGTGTAGAAGGTGGTGATAGTCTTTACATTCTTAATGGTGATACTGGGTTAAGATTTTCTGGTGGTGCTGATGTAATAATTCCAGTAACAACAAATGGTTCGGCAAGAAACAATGGTATTGATTTAGGTTCTTCTGGTGGAAGATTCAAAAACCTTTATTTAGGTGGGGGTATATACTTAGGTGGTACTGGTTCAGCTAATTATGTTGACGATTATGAAGAAGGTACTTGGACACCAGTTTTTAGTGGTGCTGGTTCACCTTCACATACTGTTCAGTTTGGGTCATACACTAAAGTAGGAAGATTGGTACATATAACTATTGCTATGAGAGCAACGTCAATTTCTGGTTCAAATACCATAAAAGTTACTGGATTACCTTTTACTTCAGCCGACAGTGGTGATTCACAACAAAGGTCAACTCTAAATTTATCTAATTGTGGTCACCTAGTAGGTCTTTCTGTTTCAACAGGAAGACTTAGAACTAGTGGCTCAGAATTGCATGGTGTTAAAGCATCAGACTCAACTTCTTTTATGACTGCTGCACAAATGACAAGCAGTGGTGGGATAGAGTTTGCTGGTGAGTTTACGTATTACACATCTTAATTAGGAGAAAAAAATGGCAATAACAAAAGAAGCAATAATTGAAAAAATAGAAGTCGTAGGAAGTTGGAATGTGCAAGTAGCTACAGATACAGTCATCAAAGAAGATGGCACAGAGATTAGCAGGTCAAGACATAGGCACGTTCTTACACCATGCACATCATCAAAAGATAGTGATGACAAGTGGACACACACAGACACCGACATAAGTTCAGAAGCTACCGAAGTACAAGCAGTAGCCAATGCAGTATGGACAGATACAGTCAAAGCTAATTACAAAACATTCGTGGAAAGCCAAGAGGTCTAACAATGACTAGAGCAAAAGACATATCCAAGATACTTACTGATGCTAATATCAGTGGCACATTAGATGTTACTGGTGAAACTACTTTAGCTACACATCTTAATCTTGGTGACAATGATAAGATAAAACTTGGTGCAAGTGGTGATTTAGAGATATACCATGACACTAATCATAGTTATATTGAAGATACTGGTACTGGTGAACTAAGGCTTAAGACTAATGGTACAGCTATTAGATTTCAACATGGCTCTGAAACCATGTCATTGTATACTGAAGATGGTTCAGTAGAACTTTTCCACAATGATACTAAACGACTTGAAACGTCTGCAAATGGTGTAACTGTTACTGGTGGCTTAACTACAACTACTGCATCAAGTATAGAGGGTGGTGTAGTATTTAATGAAGCTAGTGCAGATGTAGACTTTCGTGTTGAATCAAATGGCAATGCTAATATGTTGTTTGTTAATGGTGGTAATGACACAGTAGGCATAGGACATAGTGGTTCTACTGCTACTCTAGATGTAAGAGTTGCTGGAACAGCTTCATTAGGTATTGGTTCAACAAATGCTAGTGGAGCATCAATTTACTTAGATGGTGACAGTAATGGTGATTTTAGTGGTAGTGATTATTCTTACATAACCCATGATAGTGCTGGAAGATTAAACATAATTCAAGACAGTCCATCAGGCACTAATCATTTGAGGCTTTACACTGCTGCTTCAGAAAGATTTAGAATAGATGGTGATGGTGCTGTTAGTATTCATACTCTTGGTGTTAATCCAGTATCACAATCAGGTAATACTGATGCAGGGGGTACTTTTTTTGCAAATGCTGCTTATATTGCTTTTGCTAGAATTGGCGGTGTTGTTTCATACTTTAATCGTCAATATAGTGATGGCGATGTAATAGCAATAAGACAAGATGGTTCAGATGAAGGTACTATATCAGTAAGTGGTACAACTGTTTCATATAATGCTTTTAGTGGTTCTCACTGGTCAAGATTAATAGATAATTCAAAACCTACAGTATTAAAAGGCACAGTAATTGAAACCATTGATGAAATGTGTGATTGGTATCAAGTAAAAATTACAATACCAAAAACAGAAGATTCTAATGAACGTACAATAAAAGATTCTATTGCTTTGCCAGAAGGTAAAAAAGTGGGAGATACAATATCTCATACATATGAAGATGTAACTTACGATGATGCTGTTATTATAAAAGAAGGTGATAACAAACACCCTAAATGTAAAATATCAGATACAGCAGATAGTAAGAGAATATATGGTGTTCATGCTGATTGGGATAATGATGACGATACAGTAAATGATATGTATGTCACTGCCGTTGGTACTCATGTAGTAAGAATAAACAAAGACGTAACAGTATCAGCAGGTGACTTGCTTTCATCTAATGGTGATGGCACGGCTAAAGTACAAGATGATGACATCATAAGAAGCAAGACTATAGGCAAAGTATTAACAAATTTAAAACAAGAAACATATAGTGATGGAAGCTATACAGTTCCTTGTGCATTGTATTGTGGATAGGAGAAGAAATGACTGAACAATCAAATATAATCAATATTGATGGCAAAGAATACAAGCAAGAAGATTTATCTGTCGAGCAGATAAGACTAGTAAGCAAGATTGCCAAGTATCAGAAGCAGAGCAATGATCTCAAAGATGCTTTTGAAGATGCCAATATATTACAGCAACAATATCTCCAAGCATTAAAGACATCACTTAGCAATGATGAAACTACACAAGCTATGGAAAATTCAAAGGCAAGTTAATGGTTAAAGCAAGTGAAGTAAAAGCACAGATAGACACACATGAAGCAGTATGTGCTGAAAGATGGAAAGAAACTATCTTACGGATCAAACGCATTGAACATATTATGATTGGCACAGCAGGTACAATGATGCTGATGATGGCAGGTTTACTACTGAGGTGACACCATGCTTGAAATGCTAATGGTAGCAAACAGTGCCTTTGCAATTATAAAACAAACACTCGAAAATGGTAAAGATATAGCTTCAGCAGGATCTGCAATCTCTAATTTTGTAGGTGCAGAAGAGAAACTCAAGCAAGATTTACATAGAAAAAAAAATAGTATCTGGACTAACTTCTTAGGTAAGACTGATAATGATCTTGAGGAGTTCATGGCTCTTGAACAGATACGAGTTAAGCAAGAGAAACTTCGTGAGTATATGCAGCTATATGGTCGTGCCAATCTCTATAAAGATTACGTTCAGTTTTGTGCTGATGCTCGTGTGGCAAGAAAAGAAGCACGAGTAAAACAAGAAAAACGTATAGAATATATTAAAGACATAGCTCTAAAAATAGTATTAGGTATATTAATTACTGCTTTATTAGCAGGTGTTGTGACTGTATTAGTAGTAATAGCTAAGAAGAGAGGTATAATATGACAGCATTTATGTTAGCTTGTTATCTTAATGGTGTGGCTCAAGGTGGGATATACTTTAGGAATGTCACTGACTGCACATTCTATACTAAATATTTAAGTGAACAATCATATGACAGTGCTACTGGTGAGAACGTAACATATAATTGTATATGTAAATTGGTTCCTAGAGTAGATGAAAGTAAAGTTAGAGTTTACTAATGACAGAAGATAAAAAGAAAATTGTTAACTTAGACATAGGGCAAAACAGCTTTGAGCTATCGCTAAGAATACTAGGTAATGAGTTTGTTGCTATTAAGATTGGCTCCACTAACTTTAGTGGTAAGTTGATAGCAGGTGGTATATTGTTATTATTCTTTACTTTAGTGTTGCTTGAAGGTTTTGGTTTAAATGAGATTTTAATACAATGAATGTAGACACTTTTTTAAAATGGAAGATACTACCAAGATTTATGATGCTTGCTAGTACGATAATGTCCTGGAGATGTGCCGAATGGTTTATGGATTTAGATGCACCAACAGCTAGTCAGTCTGCGTTTGTATCTGTAGTTATGGGTGTAATGACTGGTGTATTTGGTATATGGATGGGTCACGAACATAAGGGAGACAACAATGTTAACAGCGTTAATAGGTCCAGTAAGTAACTTACTTGGTAAGTTTATAGAGGACAAAGACCAGAAGAATAAATTAGCACATGACTTAGCTACGATTGCACAGAAACACGCACAAGAACTAGCTAAAGGTCAGATAGAAGCTAATGTTGTTCAAGCTAAACATCCTAGTTTGTTTGTTGCTGGAGCTAGACCAGCTATCATGTGGATTTGTGCGTTAGGTTTATTGACACAATTTTTTCTGATGCCGATTGCAGAATGGGCAACAAGTATATGGATGCCTGATGTTATACTGCCTGAGTTAAACACAGGAGAGTTGATGACATTGACATTATCATTATTAGGACTTGGTGGTATGAGATCATTCGAGAAATCAAAAGGTGTTGCAAGGGAGAACATGAAAAAATGAAGAAAAGAATAAAAAAAGTTATTAAAGGTTTGACCAAAGCTAGTCAGTCACACGCTAAACAAGCAAAGACACTCAAGGGTGTATTAAAGAAGATTAAAAAGAAATGATGTGGAACTGGTTGAAATTATCTAAGTTTTTTAATAAGATTGGTAATTATTTCTATTATCGTCATGTGCAATGTATAAAGAAAAGACAAGGTAGATAAATGAAAAAGAAATCAACAGTCAACAAATCAGGCAACTACACTAAGCCGACTATGAGAAAGGCTTTGTTTAATAGGATTAAATCTAGTGGTAAAGGTGGTAGACCTGGACAATGGTCAGCTAGAAAAGCACAGATGCTTGCCAAACAATACAAGGCTAAAGGTGGTGGATATAAGTAATGGCACTCACAAAACGACAAAGATCATTAAAGTCTTGGACAAAACAAAAGTGGAGAACCAAGAGTGGCAAGCCTAGTACACAAGGGTCAAAGGCTACAGGTGAACGTTATCTTCCTGAAAAAGCAATTAAGGCTCTTAGTTCCAAAGAATACGCCAAGACTACGGCTGCTAAACGCAGAGCAAGTAGATCAGGTAAACAAGTATCTAAACAGCCCAAAAAGATTGCAGCAAAAACGAAAAGATACAGAAAGATTACTTAATGATAGAAGATTTAAAAAGTGAAATAAAGGCAGATGAGGGTTGTGTAAACTCCGTGTATTTAGATCATTTAAATTTAAAGACGCTAGGTGTGGGTCACTTGGTTACTGAATGGGATGAAGAATATGACAAGCCTGTAGGTACAACTGTATCAGATGATAGGGTTAATGAGTTATTTGAAAAAGATATAAATGTAACATTAGAAGAATGTAGATATTTGTATGATAACTTTGATAATTTACCAGAAGAAGTACAGAAAATCATAGGCAATATGATGTTTAATCTAGGCAGACCAAGGCTTTCTAGGTTCCACAAGATGAAGAAAGCTGTATTAGATAAAGATTGGCAAGAAGCAGCTAATCAGATGCAAGATAGTAAATGGTATGAGCAAGTTACTAATCGTGCAGAGAGATTATGTGAGAGAATGAGGAACGTAGACAGTGCCTAAAACTCCAGCATGGCAACGTAAGGCAGGTAAGAATCCCAAGGGTGGACTAAATGCCAAAGGTCGTGCATCATATAAGGGTGGTACATTAAAAGCTCCTGTAAAAAGGGGAGACAATCCAAGACGAGCAAGTTTTCTAGCTAGAATGGGAGGTATGCGTGGACCTGAAAAGAAAAATGGAAAGCCTACGAGATTATTATTGTCGCTTCGTGCATGGGGTGCTAGTAGTAAAGCTGATGCTAAAAGAAAAGCTGCATCAATTAGTAGACGCAATAAAGCAAAAAAGAAGTAACTACGAATACATACAAATAAAAAAGGAGACTGCTATGCCTATGGGTAAAGGAACTTATGGTAAAACAAGAGGTAGACCACC